TAATTTGATTCTGATACATGTTCTGACCCATACCTAATTGTTGGCGACCAGCCGCAGCGGCACCTGTCCCCGCATTACGCAGCGCCGCTAAATAGTTTTGTGAACCAGTATTCAACTGTTGAGCAGAACTTCTAGCCAACTGTGCATATTGCGCAGCCAACTGCGCATCCATCGCAGACTGACCAGTAACTCCAGCGGTACCAGCACCTTCAGCACCCAACGCACCCATCAACGGATTGACAGGTTGGGCTGTAGAAAAATCTACCAACGGCACATCAGAGTACGCCTGTGGTGCAACAAGCGAGGACAAAAACTGGTTTTCGGCACCAGTAATAGTTTCCTTACCAGCCGACACCGCTTGTAGTAAAGCATCTAAATCTGCTTGTTGTCGTGACGGCAAATCTTCTAACTGTCCACCATACAACGCATCTGTTTCCGCACCTTGACGACTATAAATGTTTGCGACCTCAGACAACGCAGAAAATTTGCGTTGTCGTTCAGCAGCCGCTTCTTCTCTTTCTAAAGCGGTAGCCTCACGGTCATCCAACACTTTTTGTGCTTCACGGTCAGCCTTATCGTATTCTGCCTGAATTTTCAAAACAGCAAGTTGATTAGCCAAACGCTGAGCCTCGGTCAAAGCACTACTTCCACCACCAGTTCCGTCAGTTTTAGGACCAAATTTTTTTTCTGATTTTTGTTGTGCCGTAATAGAACTTGCTTGAGCCTTAGCACGGGCAGATGCCGCATCTAAAGCACGCTGTCTGGCTTCAGAAGAAGAAACATATCCACCACCAGTTACATCACCACCAACATTGGTAATATTTTTACCTGAAGAACTCAGACCGTAAGCCCGAGCCACAGCAGCAAGACGGTCAGCCTCAGACTGAGTACCTTTCGGCGGTTGTTTCGTTGGTGATTTCTTTTTAACTGCCACAATAATCTCCTAAGTGTTCCTAATATGAGGCATACTGCTGCAAACTCGCAGCCGTAGCCATAATCTGTTGAGCCTTCTGCAAACGCAACTGAGCAATATAATCCTCAAGTTCCGCCTGCTGGTCAGCCTCTTGCATCGCCACATTATTTAAATCATCCTGAATGTTCTGTGTCTCAGAACCCAAATCTCGTTGAAACTTCTCCGCATAACGACTAAGACCAGAACGGCGAATACCAGACTTAACACCCGCACCACCCAAACCACGCTGACCAAAACTAGACGCCAACGGCTGATAACCCTCAGTGTAATTACGGCTAATATCTTCAAGATTGCGTTTACCACGCTTCTGCCCTTGAAACGCCGCAGCCTGATTAGCCAACGAACCACGCTGACGGCGGCGCAAAGCAGACGCCTCAGCCAACCCATAATCACCATAATAGTCCATCATGCTCATAATGCTTTTAGCCCTGCTTCAATGTTTTTAACTCGTCATTCATTTCGTTTACTTTCTTACTGATATCAGTAAAAATTTGGCGCAACACATCCGCATCAACACTAGTAAGAATGTTAATCAAAGGAAGATTCAAATTTTCAGCCATTACCCAAACACCTGTGTTCCAATAACCACTTGGTCGCTGTCACCAGACCCACCAGTACCAGTAGCGGCTGCTGTTAAACGACCCTGAGAATCAACCGTAATGTTCGCTGTCGTATAAGACCCAGCAACAACACCAGTCGCAGACAACGAACCACTAGTGATAGCACCAGCATCAATGTTCGTCCCCGCAGCAAGAGCCTCAACAAAAGTTTTGACAGCAGTAAAGTTTCCATTAACCTCTGCTGCGACAGCAGTAGTACCATTAACGAAACTATAAGGAATAGTAAGTGTAGCCATTAGCCTTTAACCCTTCGTGATTGAAATTTGTAACCAATACTGTTAATACCCCATCTTTTACCCAATTCACCAGAAAACTCCAACTGAACACACCTAGCCAAACCAAGATTAGAGCCAGTAACAACAACAGCGCTGGCAGCACCAGCACCCCACAAACCAGTACCCCACACACCAGAACCCCAAGCCATCGCAGTTGTATCAGGAGTCAAAGTCAAATTAAAAGTCCTACGCTGATTACCTTCAGCCTCATCAAAGTTATGGTACACATCAACCGTAATAGTCGTACTTGCTGACGGCTCTTTCAATACAAAATCTGGACGGCGAAACATCTTCTTCTGAATATACGAACCAGCATCAAACCACTTAGTCCGATAACGAGTAACAAAACTACTTGCAGTACCATCCAAATTGTCTTGCTGCTCCTCATAATTATCTACAGAAACAACACGACCAATGTTCGCATGACACAACAAACCAAAAGAAACACCACTAGAGTTCTCCCAATTAATCCCACCAACAAGACCATACGAATCAGATGACTGAAACATCGTGTATGTCCCAGCAGCATTAATAGACGGGTCATAAACAAAATTGACCGTCACCTTAGTGGCGGCAGAACCAGTCACAGAATACGGCACACCAAACCAAACACGACTATTAACCCAAGAAACATCAACAGGTTTAGTAGTCACATCCAAATAGTTTAAATCTATAATCGGTTGCAACTGGTTAAAAATGTTTTTTACACCAGAACCATTATAGTAATGAAAACCCTCAGGATAAGAAAAGAAATATACACCAACATCGGACTGCGCAAAACTCCGAGGAGTATTAATACCAAGATGGTTAGATAACTCAACAATAGTAAAACTTGCTGAATCGTAACCAAACAAAACAAAAATGGCTCTAGGTTTAAAAATTACCAACTGACCAGAAACCACAGCCAAACCAGTAATACCATTCCCGCCACCCTCCACATCAATATAGTCATCAGTCATCCAATCCTCAGGTAAAGAATCGTGCGACCAACGCACACGATTTGGAAACTCAACAGAGTTCTCAATAGTATTAGCAGCAAACATTTTGTTAGCGTGGACAGCAAGGTGTTTAGCGCACGGCATATAGCCGCCCACAGGAGAAACATAAGCCTGAAAAGTAGGACCACTCGCAGTCAAAGCAGTAGCGTAAGTGTTAGCAGTCTCCCACTTGTATCCACCGTTGCCGCTAGTGCCAGTAGAAATATATAAACTTTTACCCCACTGAGCAAACCCAGCACCCCAACTAGAACCAACAGCAATATCGTTACCAGACGAAAACTGTAAAGTAGAAAAATTGCTTCCAGTAGAACGATAAACTTTGGTGCTGTTAGACAACATTATTTGTGGTGCATCACCGTCAAACCGAAACAATCTGTGCGGATTCCAACTAGCAACAACACTGCTATTAATTGCCGTATAGGCGCCACGAGTAAACACCCCACCCCTAGGGTCCACATCAACATTCAACATCTTAGGAGACTCATTCTCAGCCAACTGAAACTGGTCAGCACGCAAATTCAGTCCACCAGTAAAGTCCTGTTGCTCAAAAATACCAACAGTCATTATGGTCCAAGCGTCCTTCCAAGTTGCTGCATCCAACCCTTAAAGGTTGGTCTGCCACGAGTTTGTCCATGCGCCAACACCAAATGTGCATGACTAGTCGGTTTAATTTCGGCGTTTCGTGCCAACGCAACGCCCTCATCAAAAGCACGCTTATATTCAGCAGACATACCAGTGTCCTCAAGACGCTGATAAATACGGCTGCAAGCATAATACACCAAAGGCAAATGCGAATTCTTAGACGCATCAACATTACCTAATGTTGTAAACCAATCCGTAGGCTCACGATAACCACGACAAGTTAAAGTCCGAACACTATTCGGCTTCGGATACAAATGTATTTGACTATCCCACACCGAATAAAACAACGGATTACCAGAAATGTCGTAAGTACCAACATAGGTTTCCTCAGCCATGTCATGACCAACCATGTCCAAACGGGTACCAATATCGGTGTTATCCACAATGGAAATAACTTCACGAATAGGGTCAGCAGTAAAATTGGCAACCGTATAAGCACGCTGGTCTATAACTGTGTTAAAAGTGAAAGTTTCCTCCAGAAACTTCCAACGCTTCTCCAAATCCAATATACGATAATAGCCGTCACGAATATACATATTCAACAAACTGTCTGGCAAATCAGCCGTATCCAAATCCGTTATATCACGGACAAACCCACGAATCGTGGCAGCAGTTTGGGCTACATAAGCCATTATGAAACCTTTTTAGTTTTAACAGCCTTACGGGTATGCCCAACACAAAACTCGGAACCCTTGATAGCAAAACCCTCACAACTATCCTCGTTAGCCGAACACTTGCCTTCACGACCCAAATAAGGTCCACTAGGAGGCGCCTGACGGGCGCCATCAGTATGGGCTAAACGGTATCCAGTAACTTTTGTACCATAATACGCTTGGGCTTGAACCTTTGTAGGGGTGGCATCTGTAGTCATCACAAATGCTGTATCTGTTCCCAAATACTGTTACTCGCCACCCAAAAGCATCTGTAACATCCGTAACTGTTTAGCAGAATCTATTACACGGCGACCAGTTTTTACACTCGGACCACCCAATTTAGCGATTTTACCCAAAGGTATAAAATTAGAACCAACCCATGCCGCCTGAGTAGCCAACTGTTTCTTGGACATCTTTTTACCAGTAGCCAAATCGTAACCCAACTGACCAGCACCACCAGTAGTTAATAAATCCAACCCTCTTGCAGCCTTACCAGTATTTTTGACAATACCCTGTGAAACAGCAGCATTAGCGGAAGCACCATATTGGTTTGCCATATTGGGCTGTGAACCCTGAGGTAAATTGCCTGTAGCCATGCCAAGATATTTCAACAAAGCATCCAAATCAAAACCCTGAGGTTTCTTAGCAGGCTTCCTAGCCATAACTACTTCTTCTTTTTACGGTTTTTAATCGCTTCTTTAGCCTTGGCAGCACGCTCATTCTGACGCTTAGCAATTTTGTCAGGAGAATTAACACCACCAGCAGCCTTACGGGCATCCATACGCTTCTGCTTCCTAGCAGCCGCAGCAATGATTTCGTTCTCCGACATTCCTTGCTGTTTCTTAACAAACTCAGGAATAGTTTTTTTCATGCCCCTAGATTTTTCTTGTGCCTGCTTAATCTGTCTAGGTGTAATTGGCTTACCTTTGCGTTCACGGATACCAAAAATTGTGTCATCGCCACCTTTGGCAATACGCTTGTTTACTTGCTCACTTGAAATTATCCTGTCATACTGTCTGTTTAAAGCGGCAACACCCTTTAAGCGTGTTTCGGCATCTGGTCGTGAAGAACGCTTCGCTGCACGCTCAGCAGCACTTGGACGACCAGCCTTAAACTGTGCATACTTCTTTGCTTCAGCAGCAGAATCAGCCTTCTTGACCGCTTTACCAATGCCTCTGTTCTTTTTGCCTGCGGCACGAATGGCGTTGCGAACAATGTCATCCAACGGAATTTTAATATTAGGTTTCTTTTTACTAGCCATTAGCGTTTCTTCATACTTCTTTTTGTTTTTTTCATAAACGCCGCAACATCAGCACGGTCTTGTTTCTTTGCAGCAGCCATACTCGTCATGTCGTACTCACCAAACTGTTTACCATACACATTTTGTTTTAGCCTTTTTTCTGCCTTAAGTGCTTTCGCATACATTTGTCCACGAGTCGCTTTAGGAGCCTTTGAGCCGCCTCTTGTAACAACTTTAATTACTGCTTTAGCAGCATCATCAATGAAGCCCTGTGGGCGTCCAATACCATCAAATGCTTTACGAGGTTTATTTGCCATAATACTTTTTAGCCATACTTTCTGTCTTAGCCATAGCACGGCGCTTCGTCATGCTACGGGCAACTTGTTGTTGAACTTTAGGTGACATAGCCTTCTTGGCTGGTTTATTGTATTGGTTTGCGTACATGTTTAAAACAACATTATCTTTTTTAGCAGCACCTTTTATGCTGTCTTTAACATTACGGTTTAGCGGACCACGCATAACCTGATATCGGGATGCAGCACCTTTAACCAATTTTGATGCTGCTTTAGCGGCGTCATCAATAAAACCTTGTGGTCGGGCAATGCCATCAAACGCTTTCCTAGGCTTGTTAGACATTATGGTTTTCCTCTTGGCATTGTTCGTGGTCTAAAACCACGATTTTTACGACCTGCAGGCAGCGGCATTGGTCGTGGTTGAATTCGTTTGCTGGGACCTTTTGGCATTGGCATTGGGCGTGGCTTTGGACCATCACCTTTAGGACCTCGTGGCATCGGCATTGGTCGTACTTTTGGTTTGCGTGGTGTTACACGCTCGGTTGGGCGAGTATCAACACCACCCTTAGGACCTTTGCGTACTGCATACGCATATGCTTTTTTGCTCTTTGGTTTATCAAACGGATTCGGCATCTTAGGCATTAGTAGCCCTTCTTAACAGACTTACCTTTAGACTTGCTGCCCTTACTCTTAGGGTAGTTAGATGTTTTTGTCCCAGCCTTCGGTTTAGCGTCAGCATGCGAGGACAAAATACGGTACTTAACTGGCATAATCAACTCCTAAAAATGAATGTGTTGGGTGGGGGTTTTTATCCCCCACCCGAACCATTATGGATTATTTAACTGCGCCGCCAGAACCCTTGCGGTACAGTTGAAGTGCTGAAGTTGAAGTTACAACAGCAAGGAATGTTGCTGAAGTACCATCAAATACTGTCATGAACCCACCACCAGTAATTGTCCAACCAGTAGCGGTTGTAACAACAATTTCAAAACTACTCGCAAGGTTCACGATTGTGAACTCAAACGAGGTTCCAACTGCTTCATCTGTCAAAGCAGCGAGCACAAGTGCGGCTGTTGGCAGGGTGAAGGTTGTGTCTTGTGTTGGTGTTGCAACAAACAACTTACTAGTAAGTAGTTGTGCTGCTGTTGGTGTTGCCGCATCTGTGATGGCTACTGCTGTAACCTTCTCGTCTGCTGCAATATAGTTTTCAAGACGCTTGCGTGTTACCGCACCGTCTGTGTCGTTACCTTTTAATGGCATTGTATTTTCTCCTAGTTTTTGTAGTTGTTAATTAAGCGGTCTTAGCGGTAAGTTTGCCTTGCTTCTTACGGTTACGGACCGTGAGGTTACCGTAGCACATAATCAAAGCGTAGCGTGCATCCAAATCTTCTGGACGAACAAACTCTGTCTGTTGGAACCACTTAGCCGAGTGACCGACAAGTGTGAGATATTTCGTGTTCAAGAAATACATTACGCCCGCCGTGCAAGACACATCGTACATTACAGGACTAGCCTTGAACAACAGGTTCTGGAAACCAGCATCTGCTGTCTTGGTGTCTGTGTAACGAAGGTTTGGTTGCAACAAAGCCTCATACTTTTCGTACAATGTTTGTGATGTCAAAACCACATCTGGGTGGTCGTTACCAACAGAAATTGTGTTGTAAGCAGTGTTCATTTGAGCAAGAGTCAAAGCAGCGCTTGTGTTCTCCTCATATGATGCCCAGTAACTGTATGTTGATGAGTTGATGTTACCAACAGTGTTACCTGACTCAACAAGGTTGCCCAAGCCGTTCCAGTCTTTGCTGCTGTTACCAGTTCCGTCACCGTAGAACATTGTGTTGAAACCTTCACGCATTGATTCCTCAGCCTGCATGATTTTGGCTTCCAACAAGTTGATGATTTCTTGCTCACCGTTGTTCTTGGCTTCTTCAATTCCGCTGATTGAGATTGAACCAGCATATTGCTTCCAATCGTATTCAGCAGCCGAGATACCAGTTTGTGGTGTCAATGAAATCGTGTCATAACCTGAGTATGAACCGATTGTGTCGTTCGTTGCATAAACAAGTGGTTCCACAATTTTGGTACCACCATTAAGCATACGGATGCGACCCTTTTCGTTCAACATGTAAGTCAGCGGGCGAGCCGTGAAAATGTTGTCCGTAAGTTGGTCACGATAATTTGCGAGCGTTGTAGTGAGCAGCGCATCAAAGTTGCTATTTGCCATTTTAATTTCTCCTAAAGTTGTTTGTAATGAAAATTATAGTTCTGCACCAAGTTGCCGTTTAGCAGCAGCCCAAGCATCACGAATATTGGTAATAGCCTCAACAGACTCAGTAGTGGTACTCGCAGGGTTAGAACCCCCCGAAACCACCGCAGCCTGACGCTTAGCATCAACAACCGATTTCTCGGTTTGTTGCTTTTTTGCTTCAGCCTGCTTTTGAATGTTTTGTTGTGCCATAAGTTTGTCAAACATAAGTTGTTTATATGTTCCCTCTAAATCGGTTGTCCCCATCCGCAAAGCGGTTTGAACTACAAGCGGAACATCAAAATCGCTGTAACGCTGCTGAAGGTTCTGAATTTCCCGCTCAATTTCCTGTTGAGATTGGTAATCTTCAAAAGATGCAACCCGCTTGTCCAGTTCACGCATTTTCTGTTCCTGCGGGTCAAGTGATTCAAAATCATCAACCTCGGCAGCAACAGCGGCAGCCTGTGAACGACTAATGTTATAATGCCTAGCAAGTAGGTCAATAGTCGCTTCGGGGTCACGCTCCAAAGCCGTTTGAATTGTTGCGGCATACTGCATTTGATTGCGTTGCTCCGCTAACTCTTGCGTCTTACGAGTGTAATCTGCCTGTCGTTGATAACCAGCAAGC